TTTGTTGTATCTAAAAAACAGTTTCAAGGCAAATCAACACAGATTAATCTAGAGGATGGAACGTCATCTGGTGATGGTGGTTCTATTCTTTTAGAGGATGGAACGGACCCATCATCATCAAAGTTTGAGGGTTCTGATTTTTACTTGATACAAGAAACTGATGCGACAGACTCAGATAGGCCACTTGAAGGTGATGCAGTTTATCATCCCATCCTAAATAAATTATTTCAGATAAATTTTGTTGATCATGATGAGCCATTTTTTCAGTTAGATAATAATCCAGTATTTAAGTTAAGATGTCGTCTCTTTGATTATAGTTCTGAAGACCTTGCAACTGGTATATCTGATATTGATACGATAGACAGCTCTCTCAATGTAATAACCACTGACTTCCAGTTTACTTTAGAACAAGACCCAGCTATTGGTGCTAATGCTATACTTTTGGAGAGTGAGAGAGGTAGACTTCTTGCAGAGGATGGAACAACAGGTGGTGAGCTGATAGTTCTAGAAAGCAGTGACCTTACAACCTCTGCTGGTTCTATTCTTTCTGAAGAGGGTGATTTCATTTTACAAGAGGACTATATATTAGGAGATATGTCATCCAGTGGAGACTCGTCAGCACAAAATGAACTATTTGATATAGCTGATGATTCAGTTCTTGATTTTAGTGAGACAAATCCATTTGGAGACGTTGGAGGTAGTTCGTAATGTTAGGAACACAATTCTATCACGAAACAATTAGAAAAATAATTGTTGCCTTTGGTACAACATTTAATAATATTCAATTGGTACGTAAAGATAATGATGGTAACATAAATCAATCTATGAAGGTTCCTTTGGCTTACGGACCACAACAAAAGTTTCTAGTTAGATTGAATGAGGATGCAGATTTATCTAAACAAGTTGCCATAACTCTGCCACGTATTGGATTTGAAATACAAAACTTGTCTTACGATCCATCAAGAAAATTAAATAGAGTTCAAAAATTTAAAAAGGTTAAAACTGGTAAGTCTAATACACTTGAGTCACAGTTCATGCCTGTTCCTTACAACCTTTCAATTCAGTTATACGTGATGGCAAAACAGTCTGATGACGCTTTACAAATTGTGGAACAAATTCTACCTTTCTTTCAGCCCGACTACACACTGACAGTTAACGATATGGCTGACATGGGTATCAAGAGAGATGTACCTATTATTTTAAATAGTATATCCTATGAGGATAACTATCAAGGTGACTTTGAAACTCGTAGAGCTCTTATCTACACTTTAGACTTTACTGCAAAGTTTTATCTTTACGGTCCTGTTACCTCTAGTAGTGTTATTAAAACTGTAGTTGTGGATCAATATACAGATATGCCAGATAACTCACCACGTAGAGAGCAAAGATATAAAGTTACACCTAAACCTGCTAGTGCTGATGCAGATGATGATTTTGGGTTTAATGAGACAACATCTTTCTTCCAAGATGCGAAAGATTTTGACCCCGAATCTGGAACTGATAAGATTTAAATGATATGACTAATGTTATGAAAGAACTTGATAAAACACTTGGTATTTTAAGTGATGTTGATAAAATAAAAGATGAGCCTTGGAATTATGTTCACAATAAACCCTTTAAAACTCCAGCTCAAGACTTAGTTGACATTGGACAAGTTCCACCACAAGAGGACCTTGGTGATTTAAATGATGCCGAGACAGATTACGAATATCAAAGAAAACAATTTTATAATCTTGTTGAGAAAGGCACGATTGCAATCGATGGAATTTTAGAGATTGCAAAAGAGGGTGAACATCCAAGAGGATATGAGGTCGCAGGAAATCTTATCAAACAGGTGGCAGAGGTTACTGAAAAGTTAGGTGACTTACAAGAAAAGATGAAAAAATTGAAAGAGGTTCCAGATAGTGCACCTAAAAATGTCACTAACGCATTATTCGTAGGGAGTACAGCAGAGCTTCAAAATATGTTAAAGGACAAGTAATGTCTGAAGCTGTCTACCTCGGTAATCCCAATCTCAAGAAAGCCAATGTTGCTCAAGAGTGGACAAGGGAGGAGATTGAGGAATATGCTAAATGTATGAAAGACCCAATTTATTTTATCAAGACATATATTAAGATTGTGTCTCTTGATGAGGGTCTTGTGCCTTTTGAAATGTATGATTTTCAAAAAGAGATGGTTGGTACATTTCATAATAATCGTTTTACCATTTGTAAATTACCAAGACAATCTGGTAAATCCACAACCATCATAGCATATCTTTTACACTATGTTTTGTTCAACCCAACAGTAAATGTTGCGATACTTGCTAACAAAGCTGCAACTGCAAGAGACTTGTTAGGGAGGTTACAACTTGCATACGAACATTTACCAAAGTGGTTACAACAAGGCGTTATGTCTTGGAACAAAGGAAGTTTGGAGTTAGAAAATGGGTCTAAAATATTGGCTTCTTCCACCAGTGCTAGTGCTGTCCGTGGCGGTTCTTATAATATCATATTTTTGGACGAATTTGCCTACGTCCCAGCAAACGTTGCAGAACAATTCTTCTCTTCAGTATATCCTACAATATCCTCTGGTAAAACAACAAAAGTGATGATTGTTTCCACCCCGCATGGCATGAATATGTTCTATAAATTGTGGGTGGATGCAGAAGAGCAGAGAAATAGCTATGTTCCTATTGAAGTTCATTGGAGTGAAGTGCCTGGTAGAGATGAGGCTTGGAAGGCAGAGACTATTAAAAATACATCTGAGGCTCAGTTCAATACAGAATTTGAGTGTGAGTTTTTAGGTTCTATCAATACACTTATATCTCCAACCAAACTAAGGTCCATGGCCTACAGAGAACCTAAACAGTCAAATGCTGGTCTAGATGTTCATGAACCACCAGAAGATGGAAAGACATATGTGCTATGTGCAGACGTATCCAGAGGTACTGCAAATGACTATTCTGCTTTTGTAGTAATTGATGTATCACAGATGCCGTATAAAGTGGTTGCAAAGTTTAGAGACAACGAAATAAAACCACTTTTATTTCCTGCAAAAATATATGAGGTTGCAAGAGCATACAATCAAGCCTTTGTGTTAGTGGAAGTAAATGATATTGGAGAACAAGTTGCAAACTCACTACAGTTTGATATGGAATATGATAATCTTATCATGGCATCGATGAGAGGTAGGGCCGGACAGATATTAGGTGGTGGATTTAGTGGTGGTAGAGCACAACTTGGGGTGAGAACAACTAAGGCTGTAAAAAAGATAGGGTGCTCTAATCTTAAACAATTAGTAGAAGATAATAAGCTTATCATAGAAGACTATGATATAATAAACGAATTATCTACTTTCATAGTTAAGGGTTCAACCCACCAAGCAGATGAAGGTTGCACAGATGATTTAGTTGCATGTCTCTTTATATTTGCATGGACCACTGATCAATCATATTTCAAAGAACTAACAGATATGGATATACGTAAAACTATGATGCAAGAACAGCAAGACATGTTGGAGCAAGATATGGCTCCTTTTGGATTCATAGTAACAGGGTTAGAGGATGAAAATATTGGAGAGGTTGTTGATGAATATGGGACACGATGGAATCCAGTAGTAAGAGATTATGGGACTGATTGGTAATCAGATAAACTCTATCAAGTCGTTATCAACTTTTATCCAACAGTTAGCACATAATATTTGAGATTGACTTATTAGATGGAATATTTCTTTACGGCTCTCATCATTTGTACCGACACGTTTTGTTAACTTACGTATCTCTGAATCATGAGGATAAAATTTAAGGCAAACAGTTTCACTTTCACCACAATGTTTACATGACTTATCAGCTAGAAACTCATTAAGTAAAAGTATTCTTTTACGATAGTTTCTTCGAGCTACCTTTTTAATTGTCTCTTTGTACTTTTCGTAATGCTCATTAGCCATGATAATATTTATATGTTATAACACTTATAAAACTAGTTTTTGTAGAATCGATTTTTTATAAATATCTGTAACAATACAAAATTACTACGATACGATAGTAAAGGAGTAGAGAGATGGGATTTTTAGTTTCTCCTGGCGTTCAAGTCAACGAAATTGACCTCACTAATGTTGTTCCTGCTGTTGATACGACAATAGGTGCGATTGCAGGACCCTTTGAAAAAGGGCCTGTGAGTGTGGTTACAACAATTACTAACGAGGATGATTTAGTTAGAACATTTGGAAAGCCTCAGTCTAGTAACTTTGAATTTTTCTTTACTGCTGCAAACTTCTTGAAATACAGTAATACATTGAAAGTTGTTCGAGCAGAAAGTGGTATTCTCAATGCTGGTGCAAACAGTGGTATCCTAATTCGTGATACAGATCATTATCTAGAGAGTTTTTCCACAGGCCAAGGTTCTCATGGTGAGTGGGCAGCAAGAACTGCTGGAACACATGGTAACTCAATACGAGTAGAAATTTGTGCAGAAGCAGATGCTTATGAGCAAATCACTTCAAGTAGTGTTCTCACAGTTGGTGAAGATGCTGTTGGTGCAACATCTATAGCAGTTGACGATGTTGATGCGTCTGGAGAGACATTTAACGTAGGAGATTTGATTTCTTTCTACTCTGACTCATCAGCTGCAACACCAGTTGATGAAAGAAACGAGTATGAAGTTACTGCAATCGACACAAGTAGCAACGTACTAACGGTTCGTTTGAAAGACGATCCTAACGGTGCTGGTCTTCAGAATATTGTCCCTGATAATAGTTACATCAAACGACGTTGGAAGTATTATGATCTGTTTGATGGACCTCCAGGCACATCACAGTGGGCAACAGATAATGCAAGGGGTTCTAATGATGAACTTCATGTTGTTGTTGCTGATGCCACAGGTGACATTACAGGATTTGACACAGATAGTGCTGGTAACAGAACGAAAGGTGTGGTAGAGACATTTGCTAGAATGTCGAAGAACCCGATTGCAAAAACAGCTCAGGGTAATTCAAACTACTATCCAGATGTTATTTACAGAGAGTCATCTTTCATTTACTGGACAGATCATATCTCTGCTGGTTCCAACTGGGGCACAGATACAACATCGACATACACAGATGTTGACACGATTACGATTGACACTCTCTCAGGCGGAACAGATGATTATTCTGTTACTGCTGGTGAGTTAGAACTTGCATATGACAAATTTGCAGATACAGAAAGTGTTGATGTAAATCTAGTTTTAGGTGGACCAAGTGGACATGTCAATGACACATCTGGTGGGCAAGACACACATGTTACAATGATCACCAATCTCGTAGAAACTCGTAAAGATTGTGTGGGATTTGTTTCTCCGTATAGGGCAGCTACAGTTGGTATAACATCAAGTGTTACTGCAACTGAGAATCTTAAAGTTGCTTATGACCTTTGCCCATCATCATCTTACATGGTGTTTGACAGTGGTTACAAGTATATGTACGATAAGTACAACGATGTATTCCGATTTGTTCCACTTAATGGTGACATTGCTGGACTTTGTGCTTTCACAGATAGCGTAAGGGATGCTTGGTTCTCTCCTGCTGGTTTCAACCGTGGAAACATACGAGGAGCAGTCAAACTCTCTTACAACCCAAATAAAGGGGAAAGGGATATTCTCTATCGTGCAAGGATTAATCCAGTGATTAATTTCCCAGGCCAAGGGGTAGTTCTCTTTGGAGATAAAACTGCACTTGATAAACCAAGTGCGTTTGACCGTATCAACGTCAGACGGCTATTCTTGGTCTTAGAGAAGGCAATCTCTACTGCAGCTAAGTTCCAACTCTTTGAGTTCAATGATGAGTTTACACGAGCTCAGTTCCGTAACTTGATTGAACCTTTCTTGAGGGATGTTCAAGGTAGACGAGGAATTTCAGATTTTAAAGTGATTGCAGATAGCAGTAATAACACTGGTGAGGTTATAGATCGAAATGAGTTTGTTGGAGATATCTTCATTAAACCAAATCGGTCAATTAACTTTATCACTCTAAACTTTATTGCCACCCGAAGTGGAATAGAGTTTAGTGAGGTAGGAGGTTAAACATGGCACAGATAGATGACTTTAAAGCTAATCTAATCGGTGGTGGTGCTCGTGCTAACCAGTACAGAGTTACAATCACA